ACTGGAATGATAAAACCAAAGACTCTGTGTTGCTTGCTGAATATTTCTATATTGAGCAGGTCAAAGACAAGTTGTTATTGCTTGGTGATGGAACTACAGAATTTAAATCCGATCTCATTAATGATGGGTGGGAGGATGTTGAGTTTGAGCAGTTTGTTGTAAAGGAGCGCGACACTCACCGCACGGAAGTAAAATGGGCAAAATTAACCGGCAGCCGTGTGCTTGAAACAGGTGTTTTCCCTGGTAAATACATTCCAATCATTCCGGTTTATGGTGAAGTCACCTGGATTGGTGAGGAGCGATATGTATTCTCGCTTGTTCACTTTGCTAAAGATTCACAGCGATTATTCAACTACTGGAAGTCTACCGAAGCACACATTCTGCAAAAGAACCAAGATGACATTACTGTTGTGGATGCTCAAGGTGTTGCTGGTTTTGAAGATCAGTGGGCGAATCCAGGAAAATATGCCGCTGTTTACTATAATTTCCTAGATGAACAAGGGAACCAGCGTCCAGCACCTCAAAGAATTGGAGCAGCAACACCACCGACGGGCATCTTGAATGCGGCAGCAACTTCACAACAGTTGATTGCTGATACGCTGAATATGCATGCACCACAGATGGGTGAGAATGTAGCAAACCAGTCTGGTCGTGCCATTGGCTTATTGCAACGTCAAGCAGATACAGCGCACTTTCATTTCCAGGACAATTTAAACAAATCTTTGCGACATGCTGGGCGTGTTTTGGTTGGTCTATATCCGCTACTTTACGATACAGAAATGACCCGTCGTATTGTTGGTAATGATGGTGAAGATGAACTTGTAAAATTGAATGCTCAGCCACGTGAACCAAGTGAAATTGAGAAAGCAGAAGGAAAGCTGCTGAATGACTTGACCACAGGTCGATATGACGTTCGCATGGACACTGGCCCATCATTCAATACGCAGCGTGAGCAATCATTCCAGATCATGCTTCAATTGCTTCAATTCAACCCTGAATTGGCGCAGATTGCTGGTGATTTGATTTTGAAAGATTCTCCACTGGTGAATGCAAAAGCGATTGCGGATCGAGTGAAGAAACGCATGGATCCATCACTTCATGATGACAATGGTGAGCAATTGCCACCGCATATCAAAGCGCAAGTGACGCAAATGGATCAATTGATTCAGAAACTCACACAGGATCTTCAAGCAGCTCAAGCCGAACTGAGCGATAAGAAGGCCGATCGTGAAATTGATATTCAGAAAGCCATTTTGAATGCCGAACAGGCTATCAAGGTTGCACAGATTAACAATGCCGGCCGATCTGATGTTGAGGAATTGCGCGGCATCGTTGAGTTGCTTAAACAGCAGGTTGATCTGTCAAACATTCCGAAGGACTGGCCGCAACAAGGTGAAGATGTTGAAGAATACGCACCGTCCAAAGCTTACGATCCAGAAGATGATAACGAACATTCGCAGTCTGAATGGCCCGAGCCACCACCAGACATGACGCAACAAGGAATTGAAAGCCCTGCCACTGAGCAGGGTTTTTTAATGCCTGAAGAAAGTGCTCAACCTAACTTCGCTCCTAATCCTGATCAGATTGGGGAAAGCGCATTGATCAAAAATGGTGGCGATTTATTGCCAAATATGGAGCAACAAAATGACGTTTGAAACTGACGACAACGTAGATACAGGCGCTACGGAAAACACAGCCGCAGAAGTCGAAACAGAACAAACCGAAACGGAGCCTGAACAGCAAACCGAAGGTGAACAATCCACTGAACTATCAGATGAGGAAAAAGCCAAAAAGGAAGCTGAGCAGAAGGACGAGAAGAAGCGCAATCGAGCACAGGAGCGCATTCAGCAACTTGCCCGTGAACGTGCTGAGTTGAAGCGCGAGCTTGATGAAATCAAAGCCAAGCAAAGTGCACCAAAAACCACAGCAGCTCCTAAGATTGAGGATTTTGAAGACTATTCAGAGTTCCAGCAGGCCCAGCAAGAGTATTACGTCAAGCAGGCTGAAGAGCGTGTTTTAGCGAAAATTCAGCAGGATAAATCACAGCAAACCCAAGTGGAAAAACAGGCAGCTTTTGAATCTGCTTTGATCGAAGCGTCAACTGAATTACCTGATTTTGACACGGTAGTTCAAACGGGGCTTGCACGTGAATTACCTATGCCGATTTCGCTTGATGAGCTTGCGGATGAATTTGGATATGACGCAAAGACTCAAACGAGATTGTTGTATGAATTGGCGAAAGATGAAGATTTCCATGAACAAGTGTCTGGATCTTCAAAACTTAAGGCGGCTCGTCTTTTAAGTGAAAAAGTTGATTCATTCACCAAAGCCACCACCGCTCCAAAGGTTAGCAAAGCTCCACCACCAATCACACCAGTCAAAGCGAATGCTCCAGCTGCACGCGATATTCGAACGATGAGCGACAGTGAAGCGGTAGCGCACTTAAAAACACTTAAAAAAGGTAAATAAACATGGCGAATACAGTTAATACCGCCCAGGTATTTGCGCAAGAAGCAGCGGCAATTCTTGAAGAGTCTTGCCCATTTGTGATGGCCATCAATCGCTCACGTGAAGATGAGTTTGATAAAAAAGTAAATGGTTATTCCGTTAATGATGAAGTATCAATCAGCATTCCGGGTGTAAGTCGTATCTATGATGGCAACGTGCTTGCGGAAGGCGGTGTCATTGATGCATGGAAAGAACGCAAAGTTTCACTGAAAATTGATAAGCATGTGCATGCAGCATTTGAAGCCACTCATCTTGAAAATGTATTCAAATTGGATGCATCTGATCCACGTCGTCGTGATTATGTTGATCGCGTGTTCAAACCACAGATTCAAACACTTGGCTCAAGCATTGAAGCACGCATGATCAAGGATGCGATTATTCGCACACCTTATTTGGTTGGTACGCCTGGTACTGTTCCGAACTCTATCAAAACTTTGAATCAGGCACGTGCAAAGCTGCAAAAAGCATTAGCCCCTGAAGGTAATCGTCAAGGTTTAATCTCGACCGATCTCAACATGGAGTTGATCGACTCAAGTAAGGCGTTATTCCAGCCTAAAAACATTAGTGAGCAGTACCGCGAAACCAACCTTGGTCGTGCGTCTGGTGCTGATTGGGATGAAGTGATTAACCTGCCTACACTGTACAACGGTAATAAAGTTACTGGTGTTACTGTGAATGGCGCAAGCCAAACAGGAAATAAGCTATCAATTAAAGGCTTGGCTGCTGCGGATACATTCAAAGCAGGTCAGGTCTTCACGATTGCTGGTGTTTATAAAACTCATCCACTTACTGGTGAATTAACCAAAGATCTGCAACAGTTTGTCATTGTTGCTGATGTGACTGCGGCAGGTGCGACAGCTGAAATTGAAATCTACCCAGAAATCACACCAGCAATGCCAAATAAAACAGTGAATGCAAGTGCTGCTGATGGCGCTGCAATTACTTTCTATGGTGCTGCTAGTACAGGCTACGTGCAAAACTTGTTATTCCAAGAGTCAGCATTCACGGCTGCGTTTGTGCCAGCGAAAATCGTAACACCTAAGGAGTTTGGTTACTCTTACTCAGCAAATGGTCTACGTTTCACAGTTCAAACATCTGGCAACTTCAATAACCTGTCTACTCAGACTCGTATCGATATTATGTGGGGCTTCACACGCGTTCGTGACTTTGCATGCCGTATCACTGAATAATACAAATTGAATAAGCAGAGCCGAGGCTCTGCTTTTTATTTATCTTAAATAATCTGGAATATAAAAATGAGCAACACAGAACAGCAAATTGAGCAAGAAATTCAAGACAAGGGCCTAAATGCTCCACGTCTAACACCTCAGCACATTGATTCAATTATTGTTGATCAATATTACTTTAAAGCATCTGATGCGCAGTGGGGAGCTGACCCAAACACTACTGCTTTAATCGGCATGCACAAGCAATTAGAAACCCTAACCTTTTGTGTATTGATCTTAAAAAATGGCTTCACTGTTACAGGTGAGTCAGCATGTGCAAGCCCTGAAAATTTCGATGCTGAAATTGGTAAAAAGATTGCCTACCAAAATGCACGTGAAAAGATTTGGCTGCTTGAGGGTTATTTACTGAAAGAAAAGCTACATCAAGCTGAATTAGATAATAAGTTTTAAGGTGATAGCATGACAAAAGAATTCCCAAAAGCCTTATACACAGGCAACCAGACTAACTACGAAATGATCGTAGTGGAAAATGCAGACGAAGAGCATGAATTACGCAAGCAAGGTGCTGTTGATTTTGCAGATTTGCCAGAACGCGAAGTTGGTGTTGAGCTTGGATCTACAAGTGAAGTAAATCCTGATAGCTTCATCACTCAAGAGCGATTTGAGTTAGCCACACAAGAACTGGTTGAGGTTAAGCAAGAGCTTGTTACCGCCAACACTGAAATCAAACGCCTTAATCAAGTCATTACAGATGGCATGGCTGAAAATACCGAGCTTCGCAAACAGATTCGACTCAAAGAACTTGAGGATACATCGGCAGATGAACTCAAAAAGCTTCTTGATGATGCTGGTGTGACTTATCAAGCAAGTGATAGAAAGCCAGTATTAGCGAAGCTTCTTCTAGATCATGAAACTGCTAATCCAAACTGATGAGCAAATCATCATTCAGTCATTAATCATTAAAAGCTGGACGAATAGATATGGCACAAACTCAACAAAAACTCACACTCTCAAGAACACCGGTGTCAATCACAGACGGCACAAATTCAGCGCATGTTACATCGATTGGCGGTGATTTTAGCTATGCAGTTGGTGATACTGCTCCAGATCCAAATTCTGATTATTGGCATCAAAATTCATCAGTGTCGGTTGGGATTGGTCCCAAGTTATGGATTTGTAGTCAATCATCTGCAAATGTTCAAGTAAGAGTATCTATATATTAAAGGTCTTGTATGATCAAAACGCCGTCAAGCACCGTCATTGGCGGTGCAGGAATCTGGACACCTGGCTGTACCGTTATTGGTGGACAGCAAAACATAGACCAACTCATCAAATCGCTATTCGCAAACGGTGAACAAGGTTTTTTTTACGATCCTAACGATCTAAGTACGATGTTTCAGGATGATGCCGGTACTATTCCTGTTACTTCTGCGGGGCAGTCTGTAGGTCTGATGCTGGATAAGTCAGGTCGTAATAATCACGCCTACCAAACCACATCAGCTTCACGCCCTATTCTTCGTAAAAACGCTGTAACTGGTGCTAATTACTTAGAGTTTGACGGTAGTGAT